CCCAGTGCCAATTACTATGTATCCACCTATACATTTCGAGGACACCTATATCCACGCCTAAATCTTCATATATTTTGAATTCCACGTCTATTATACCGCTTACAGTTGCAGCGTCTTGCATAGTCAAATCATCTTCAACAAAGAATTCGGGTCTTTCATACGTTTTCACCAGTGCTGTCAATTGTATTGGGGAGTAACCATCTGTATATATCACCCCGTCATGTAATGAATCTTTAAATCGTTTCTTTACTTCCAGGAATATGGGTGAAAATAATGCGGAAATACAGTAAGCACTTGCCATTATTGAACGCGAATAAACTTCACTAAACCATCTTGCACCTTTACTTAACTTTACTACTGATTCAGTTTTGTCATGCGTCTTTATAGCGTTTATTGGGTATCGTTCCATACCTTGATCAAACAGCTCATTTAGTGATTGCCTTACGTTATCTGGGTAGTTATGTTCCCTACACCACTTATCTGTAGCTTCTGCGCTGAATGCTATGGTGTTCATACTACTCTTGTACTTCAGTGTCAGTTTATCATAACCCCTACGTGTGTAGTTCTCTTTATACATGCTAAATTCATCTTTCACATTCAATGGATGTATTGCATATTTTGGTACTGATCCTTGACGTGTTGAAACTGAGTTGAATGTACTGGTTATATCTGCTGTTATCGATGGCCTTGAAATGGTCGGATATTTTTCCATTCTTACTTTCTGTGTCAATGACACACTATCTGGTTGCAATCTACATTTGAATCTAAAATCAGCGTTTAATGGGAGCACAAATACCGGATCTTTAAGCGCACTCGCTGTATCCCAATAATCCATTGTTTTAGCATCTGGCACTTCAGGTATTTTACACGCCTCTACCTCGTAATCACCACCATTAGTCAATGACATTGTTAATATTCGTGTAATCACCACCATTGGTCAATGACATTGTCAATATTCGTGACGTTGTAGATAGTTCTGGTGCTGTTTCAGCCAGTAAATCATTCCATTCCGAATTAAGTTTTATCACATTACCACTAAGCATATTTAATGCTGTAGTGTTCTTAAAATCATACGTGTTGGTTGTTTCATCATCTACACGTCTTATATCAAATTTTGATTCTGTTTTATTATTATATTTCATTTCATAATTCTTAGCATCTTGCCCATCTATGTCAAGTGGAGTGACTTCATCATCTTTTGTGTTACCACTACCTACACTCACAATTCTGTACATTATACCATTGTTGTGTATCAATACATATGGGTATTTCACCATGTAACAATCATTCATTGCACTGAGCCAATCTTGTACTGTGTGTTGTATATCTTCATCTACTAGTTCAACCGTTACGTTGTTACTGTTGAAATTTTCGACACCCATTGCTTCACACACATCTTCATATTCATTTGTTTCTAGGTCATTCAAACCTATACTTCTCTTGTATTTCTCAAGTATCTTTGCCAAAGTTGTTACCGGTTCAGGTACGTCGTCAGTTATGCCCACGTAGCAATGTCTTTCGAAACTATCATCATCAATTAACTTGAATAATGTTTTAAGTGCCGGTATTTTATCACTATCTGTAGTGTAATATACATTAGCTGTTATTGATTTGTGCATATCTGACATTCTGCGCAGTAGTCTATTTGTTACCCTATCTTTTCCATCTGATAGTGGTTCTATGCAGTATATAATGTCACCTGACATTGCTGCACATCTTGGTAACCTTAGCTTCTTTAAATGTATTTTTTCCATCGGGGTTATTTGTTTATCTACCAATTTAATGTCTAGCGCAGTTGCTATGCATTCACGCTCTTTCTCTTTGTGATGTTTCCTGTTCCATGTTGAATGCACGTAACATATCTTTGCACCTATAAGTCCTACTGCTACAACAGGAATTTTAGATTTCTCACATCGTTTCTTTGTCTGTTGATTTATTGCAACTATGTCGGCAGTAATGAGTGGCCTCACTTTGTTAGTTCGTTGCATACCAGTTATTTGATGTAACTTGATTGCTAAAACTGCTTCCAACTGTTCATTTTGACCATGATATAACGCAACTTCATCTACTCCTGATACACTTATACAAACGGCTAACACGTAACCGAACTGTGTTAGCAATCCGTAAATGCACCATGGTACTAGTCGTTTGTCAGCGCTCATACATACTCCGTACGTGGAACTTGTTTTAATGTGTAACATAGCATTTGATTTGCGCATTAAAGTCTGCCAATGTGATCCTGGCGTCTTACGTTTACACGCATTTATGGTGTCAATCACACGTTTATCCAACTTAATATCATCTTGTGTAGTACCATTAAACGCGTGCATGAATGATTTTAACGTTATATGCATTTCTTCCAAACTGCTGTTAGGCCATACTTGTTGTATGTTAGATATTAATTCGTTGTTAACACGCTTTAGTTGCCCCAATGTCACTACGTTTGCATGCATGTTTTCATCATCCACTTGCATTGCACTCTCTGGTAAATCATACTTTGATTTCATTACCAAAACAACGTTATTGTTTTTAAGGTATAATTTCATGCTCACTCCTGCTACGTATATTATGAAACAAATGTCGACGTATGTAGCAATCGTATCACCCTTTGCTTCACAGAACTGTGCATATGCCTCTTTGAACTTGTTACGTTGTAAATCATCTTGTTCGTAAATCATATTGGCAGATATCAACACACAATCTTTTACTGTAATCACGTCACGCACACTTAGCACTTCAGAGGTGTATTCACGCACAATTGATATGTCAAATTTTTGATCCTGCATAACCATTGTCGGTATGCTTAATTCCTGAACATCCAAATCATATAACTTGCTAGACACACCAAACAGTTTCATCACCTCTGTCTGGAATCTTCTATACTCTTTGTTAACATCAAAATTACTGTCGTAATTAGATCTGTTATTTTCCAGCCACTTGGCGTTTTCAAATTGATCGTATGCTTGTGGTAATATTTCTATTATTGCGTCACTACATAAGAATGCTTGTATGGTGCCTGCTCCACCATGACAAATAACTTTTTGAACGTACTTCCTTATTGCCCAGTAGTTGACATATCCACACACACTCAAGTCACTTT